CGTTGCCCACCGACAGCGTGGGCCGTACAGCAGGGCCGTCGCCATTGGATTCGATGCCGTCGATCTGCATCGGCCAGGCGCTGTACTCATTGCCCTGCCAGTAGATCGGCTTGGCCGGCAACTCATCGGCGGCAGAGCCGGCGGCGATCAGCTCAGCCTGTGTATGCGGAATCGCATGCCCGTGGAAGCGCAGGATGTCCGCACCGTAGTCGGAGCCGTCCAATTCAAAGAGCAGCACTTCGCTGCCAGGCTCAAGAACCTGGATGTCACTGATCAGCGGCATGGTTGCCCCTTATGGATGGAAGGCCCGTTCGAACGTGGCTGTTAGCTTGAAGACCCCGCCCCCGACAGGGGTTGGGGTTGGATTGGCGCAGGTGAACAGCCCCAGCTGGCCCAGCGGCGTGGTCCAGAGGAAAGCCTTTGCTCCGGAGTGCCGGTCGAGAAAGTCCATGATCTCCTGAACCCTGGCCTTGGACCCGGTGTAGGTGATTGGGTAGGAATCTTCCTTGTTGTTTGGCCCATCGCCGACGACCTGCTTGTAGCCGTCGCCGAACCTGGAGGTGCGCACCCGATACGCGATCTCGGGCGCGTCTCCGTGCTGGGTGGGCCAAGTGAATGTTTCGATAGCCATCAGCCCCTCCCATTGATAACGCGCCAGATGGCGCCGCCTGGCTGCAAGCCCCGGGCAATTGCTGTTTCGGCTTCAGTCTTGGCCGCTTGCTGAATGCCCTTGCCCAACTGCGTGGTGTCTTCCGTGGTGGTGCCGCCGTCCCCGGTTGTCTGCACAGAGACAGCCACGGGGAAGTTGTAAACGTTCCCGCCGCCACTGCCGCCACCGCTAATTGCCCGAACGCCAAGCTGTCCGCCGGCCGTCCGGGTCAGCGGCATGATGGCCTCCTCCCCGGCCTCGCCCATCACCCCAATACCGCCGCCGGCCATGCCGAACGCAGTCGGCTTGCTGACGATGGAGTTGGTGAAGGCTGCGCCATTGGCGAACATCTGTACGCCGCCCGACCAGACGCCGCCCTTGGCCTGAATGCTGCCCGGGGTGAAGCCTGAGAGGTCGCCGGAGTACCCAGCCTGGGTTGAGCCGGCCGAAGACGCACCGCCACCGAAGTAGGAGCCGGCAGCAGAGGCAGCCAGACCGAACAAAGCACTGAGCCCTTCGGATGCCGCCGTCCGCGCAGCAATGCGCGCCATGTCAGCCAACACGGATTTTGTGAAGTCCGAAAAAGAAAACTTCCCGGTGATCGCGAAGTTGGCCGCTGCGTCCTCCATAGAGCTGAAGGCGTTGGTGAACAGGTCCCGCGTCTGGCCGGCAACGTTTCGCGCGCTTTCCAGGTAGTTGCTGAAGGCCGAGGTCGCACCTTTGCGCCAGTCGCTTTGCGCCTCAGACATCTGCTCGTAGTTGCTGAGCACTGTTTCGCTCAGGTCCTTCTCGCTTTTGTTGATGGCGTCCAGCTTGGCCTGGTATTCCTCGGCGCTCATGTTGCGCGACTGGTCGGCCTTGTCTCGGGCCAGGTCCAGGCGCTGCTGGTTGGCACGGTCGGCAATGCCGTTGAGTTCGCCGTTGATGGCGTTCTCCCGGTCACCTCGGCCTACACCGTCTGCTGCACGGCTGCCAGCACGGCGCAGGGCGACGTTCTGCTGGTCCAGGGCATCGGTGTAGCTCTTGATGGCCTGGGCCTGCTTGGCGAGCCTTCCCTGCTCGTTGGTGGCGATGACTTCGAGTTCGCTATCGGCATCTTTCTGTGCCTTGACCATGTTGGCCCGGGCGTCGGCGATCTTCTGGTCCAACTGGATGCGCTGGGCCGCTGAAGTGCTGGCCTTGCCCTTCGATGCTTCGAGGGCTTCGATCTCTGCCTGATAAGCAGCCGTGACCTCGTCCCGCTCATTGCCGATCAATGCCTGGCGCTTGAGCAGGTAGTCTTCCTGGGTGACCAGGCCGGCCTTTTGGGCCGCGTCCAATTCCTTCTGGGCGTTCTTGTACTCGCCGAGGATCAGCGACAGCTGGTTTTTCGAGTCGTTGAACTCGGTCAGGTTGACGGCGGTAGTCGCCGTTTTCGGGTCCTTGTTCTTGTCCTGGATGTTCTGGATCGTCTTCGTGACGACCGCTTCCTGGACGAGCGGGTCGTTTGGGTTCGCTTTACGCAGCGCCTCGACGTCCCGCTTGTACTCCTTGATCAGCTTGTTGCGCTTCTCCTCGTTGGTGAGGTTCGAATCGCTGATCGCCTTCAGGCGCTGGCTGGCGTCTATGCCGTCGCGCTGAATCTGGGCGTTGAGGCCTTGCGCCTTGGCGATGGCGTCCTGGGTGTTCTTCTGCTGGGTTAAAAACTCCAGCTCGAGCTTGGAATTCGCCAGCTTGGCCTGAGCATCGGTATCGTACGGCATACCGTTGACCGCGCTCTGGGCCGCCGCCACGCGCTGCTGAGCTTCGGTGATCTGGCTCGCCAAGGCTTGCTCGCGACCGATGTCCTTGACCGCGTCGGCGGTCGCCGAGATCTCACCCTTGAGGCTTTTCCATCCACGCTCCCAGATTGAGAGGTTTTCGGTGACCTCGCTGCTGCGATTCTTGATGGTGTCGACGTAGGTATCGGTGAGCAGCTTGGCAGCGCCGATGGTGTCGCCCTGTTGCTTCAGCGCAACGATTTGCGAGTAGGTGCTGGCGGTCAGGAAGTTGTACTGGTCGTTCAGTTCCTTGGCGGCTGCGACCGGGTCCTTGCCGATCTTCACGAACTCGGCAATCGTTTCCTCGACCGCTCGCCCAGTGGCCTTTTCCCATTCCAGTGCGGCGACCGTGATGCCTTCAAAGCTGCCACTGACGATCTTCCCTGTTCCCGCCAGCTTCGTTAGGACTTCTGCGGCGGCACCAGTGGTACCAACGGTTGCGCTGACTTGGCGCGCCATTTGGGTTAGAGCATCCGCCGAGGTGCCAGCAGCATTTCCGGTCTTTATCAGCTCTTCCCGATATCCAACAGCCTCCTCACTGCCCGAATAGTAGGCATACGTCAGGCCAGCGATGGCGGTCGCAGCTACGGTGAACGGATTCACCAGCCCAAGCACGTACCCGCCCAGGGCCTTAGCCGCCGGCCCGATGCCACCGAACATATCCTTCAACTGCCCACCCTGCTGGAGCAGCACAGTCAGCGGGTTCTGTCCGCCCTGCAGCGACACTGCAATGTCCGTGAACTGCGCCGGAACGCCACGCAGTGCAGCAGCCGTCTGCTTGGCAGTGTTGCCGGTGCGGGTCAGCGAATCATCGAAACGTCCCAGGTTCGCCCGGGACTGGTCGATCTTGGCCTGGTACTCGCTGAAGGTCGAAGCATCCAGCGCGCCGAGCTTCTTCTGCTTGGCGAGCTTCGATTCCAACTCATCCAGCCGGCCCAGCGCCTTGACGGTCGGATCGATCTCGCCGAGCAGATCGGACAGCTCATCCCTCTGCTTCTTGAAAGAGGCCGAGGCCTTGTCCGCGCCTTTGGAAACGCCCTCGGCAGCTTTCTCTGCCCGTGCGCCTGCCGCTGTGAGCTTGTCGAGGTCGGAGCTCGCCTGCGCGGCATCGGTCGAGTCGACCTTAATGCCGAGTTCAGCAATAGAAGTCATGCGGGCTCCGTTATTTCGATTCGCTCATCACGAGCATGGCTTCTGCTTCCATGACGCGGATGTCGTGGAAGGCTTGTGAGAGTTCGCGCCGCTTGATGCCCAGCATGCTGGCAACCGGAGGGAGTGCGTTGTAATCCAGACCTGAAGCCCCGCCCATGCCAGTGCGCCACTGAGTCGACATCGCTTCGAAGAGCAGGAACGCGGGCCAGTTGTCCGGCCAGACGTCGTACTCAACTGGCGGGATGTCTGCCAGGGTCATGCCGAAAGCCGCCAAATCCGATTCGGACGGCCCCTGCTCATACAGGACGCGGGCGGCGCCGGTCAGTTTCCCAGGCGGGCCGGGTTGTAGGCGGTCTGGTAGGCCTCCAGGACCGCCTGTGGCGCGCCAACGCAAGTAGTCACCAGGGCGGCCAACGACTCATCCGACAGCTTGTCGTCGAACGCCCAGCCAGCAACGATATCCTTGAGCTGACCAACCTGAATCGCGATTTCTGCGACCGTGGCTTCCTGCCAGGACAAGCCATCCTCCTGGACGTGCTTCTGGTGCTCTTCTCGCGCCGCGTTCCATTTATCGAAGTGCGCGGCCAGGGCCAGACGGTCTAGGTACTTGAATTCGAACTCCACGTCTTCAGGCTTGCCGCCCACACGAGGAATGGCGACCTTCGCCTTGAAAGTCGGGTTCTGGGAAATCTTGATCTTCGCCATGGGTTACACCGCCGCAGCGTAACGAGTCGGGCGCGAAGCCAGCGACAGCGTGATGGTTCTGGTCATGATGCTGTTGCGGTCCAACGTCGGGGTCGAAGTGATCGACACGTAGGCGTTGTAGTAAATCACCGAGCCGTTCGGCAGGGTCAGTCGCAGCACGCGAGGCGCGATCGTCGTCGGCCGCTTCCACCACCGCCACATATGGCAGGTCCGGGTCGTCAGCCACGGTGATGCTCATGCTGATCGGCGACTTCGTGGTCGGGAGCTGGCGGTCATCGGATTCTTCCAAGAAGCCGAAAGTCGTGAACTGTTGCTCGCCACCGGAGCTGGTGTTGCCAGTGATCTGGCTGATTTGAGCCCAACCACTGACCGACCGAACCGAACCAGTGCCCGCGCCAGCCGTGTAGACCACGGTGTTGGTGGTATTGATACCTTCCAGCTCAAATGTGCCCGTGTCGGAGTCGGCCACGCGCGCGACCTTATCGTTCAGGCGGGTCCAGCCGGATGCAACCACAATCACATCGCCGTCGGCCAGGCCATGCGCTGCTGCGGTAGCCACCGCTGGGTTGGCGTTGGTGATGGCGGTCACTGCTTTCGCAGCGCTGAAAGTCGCGGCGATTTCGAGAATGGAGCCGTTGGGGAGAATGGCGCTCATGAGTTTTCCTCTGTGCAGAAATGACAAAACCCGCTCGATGGCGGGTTCTGGGGTTGCCCAACGGGCGAATTAGTTGGTGTCGGCTCGGTATTGGAACGATGCCGAAACGGTGAAGGTGTTGCCGTCTGGAATGCCTGGGCCTGGCGCAACCGGCGTCATCACCAGCGCGACCAGACCAGCGCGGGGGATCCGCAGGTTCAGGGGGAACAGCGCGGCCACCTCGTCAACGAGGCCGCTTGCCTCTGTCCGGTACTTGCCGGAGGGGGTCACGATATTGACCTGGAACACGCCGGTGTATAGCCGGTGGTCACCGCCGAGCGTGTTGCTCGCGGTGACCGCCGGCAGCGTGAAGGCCCGGAAGTACGTCTCTTCGGCCGCCGGCGTGTAGGTCTCGTTCTCGACCACCACCTTCAGTGGCTTGGTGCGAACCTTGGCCCAGGCCAGCAGGCGCGACTCGAAGGCCGCGGCGATGATGTTGTGGGACATCACTCCTCCAGATATAACAGCTGAGGCGAGACAACCTGCAATGTCTGCCTTTCGGCACAGCACACGCATATATGAGGCCATTGCTGAGGTAGGGTTAGAAAGACTGCCGCCCCCTCTTCCTGAATCAATCGGCCGCCGCACTCACAAAGCGTGTATCGCATGACCGGTCGAACCGGCACCTCTTCGTATTTCATACCTGGTTGTTCCTGATGGCTTCGAGGACGATCTGCTGGAAGCGCGCGAGCGTGATCTGCACCATGCCAGTCGGAGCCTTCGCCGAATGGCCGTACTCCAGCGGTATCGCATATGGCAGGTTATTCAGGATGTACGCGACCTGGCCTGCTGTCAGGTCACTTGCAGCCGCGATCAGGGAGGCGATTGCATCCTGCCCTGTCGGATCGACCTCGTCATAGTTGATTCCCTCGATGTTATCGATCGAGAGGTGCCAGTTTCCCTTGAAACGTCCGGTGTCGACTGGCGACAGTCGTATCACCGATGTGCCCAGCTCAATCACCACCTCGCGAAACACATCGTCGATTGCGCCCTTCGCTTGCTCGGCAAACTGCGCCAGGCTTTCAGCGAAACTGCCCCGCTGCCCGCCATAGCGGCTGGTCATGTGATTCGCCATTATTTGCGCACCTGCAGCTCGAAGCCGACCGCCAGGCCGGCAAAATTCCAGGGTGAAGCGGAGATAACCGTGTAGACGGTGCCGTCGAACGTGATCTTGTCGTTGTTCTGGGGTGTAGGCATGTCCTCGCCGGTCAACTGAACCGGTGAGACCAACAGCTTCACATCACCGCGCACAATCAGCGTGCCGTCGATGTACTGGTTGTCGTACTCCTCGCGGAACCCGGAGCCATTGACTAGCAGTTCACTTGGCACCGGCGGCGCATCCGGGTCGTACTCGCCAATGATCTCGCGGCGCAGCACCAGCTCCAGGCCCTTGCCACCCTTGCTGCGTGGAGCGAGCATGCGCGTGGCCGTAGCTTTGGCACGGTCATAAATGTCTGGCATCACGTCCGCCTTATTCTGTAGATCGCCGTGCACCGGCAGTTGGCCCGCTCACTCCAACCGGCACCCAGGCTTGAGTCGCCCGGATATCTCAATAGCGCACCGTTCGGGCTCTGAAATGGCTGATCCTTCTGCACTTCCTGCCCGCCCATCACGGAATGGGTGTGGCGGACCTTCTTGTCGCCTCGGTCGCGCCAGGTCTTGGTGACCCAGTCACGATTCAGGCCCTGCTCGATCAGTTGCTCGTAGACCTGATCCCGGCCCGCGCCGAACGACTCCAATGCCTCAGCCTTCGAAAGCATCTCGGCATAGGTCTTCATAAGCCGCTCCGCGTATCTGCCGGCAATCTTGTCCACATCAGCACGGGCGACCGGTTTGCCTGCGGCGATGGCCCGATTCACGATACCGTCGAAGCGCCTGTCACGGCGGATGCGCTGGAGATACTTGCGCATCTCGTCAGGGTTTCCGCCCAGCAGTTGCTCGCGTGCGTTGATAACGAACTGGGCATAGTTGCCGGGCAACCCCACAACGCCGCCAGATCGGGCGCCGGTTTGAGCACTGACTCGGCCCAGCAGATCCAGAGCAGCTTGCCGCGGGCTTCTGGTGAGCGGTGTTGCTCCGACCTCCACCTGCACCGCTGGCGTGATGACTGTCCGCCGGCGAGAACCCATGACGGCGCGGATTGCCTCGCGGACATTGAGGTCAGCGTCACGGCGAATCTCTTCGGCTTTGTCTGCCAACCACTGTTCTGGCTCGGCCTTGCGGGCGTCGAACTCAAACCGGCCCAGGTCTTTCGGAATAGCGATGGCCTTGATTTCGAACTTGGCCCCAGCCAGGTAGGCGTTCCGGATCAGCTCCAGGAAGGCAGCCATCGCCCCCATGCTGAGCAGAGCGGCCAGGCCGTTTTCGTCCTCTTCCGCAATCAGGCGTTCTACTTCGGCGACTGTTGCGGCACCGACCACCAGCCTGACCTGCGACAGATAGGCCTGCTGCATCGCAGGCTCCATTCCTTCGATGGCCTGAATGATCTGCGCCGGGGTCATACCACGAACACCGCAGGCAGCGTGTAGCGAGCCACCAGCACCGGGGCAATCATCTCGTCGATGATGCTGATGACGGGGCGGACGGCTGACGCGCCATCTACGCCGACGGAAACAGCGAACTCCTCTTCAATCGGGCCGACCTTCTGCCGCTTGACCATCGAGGACGCCACATAATCCGGGCTCAAACTGCCGGGCTCGACCAGCTCGCGCAGTGCTGCTTCATAGGTGGCCTGCTCGACCTCGATGGGCACCTGATCAGCTGGTATGGGGTTACCCTCGTAGTCATAGGCGCCGGTGCGCGGCCATTCCCTGGCTTGCCCTCTGCCCTCGGTCTTCGCCCCGGGGAACAGTGACTGCCACACACCAGAAGCGAGAAGCTTCCTGTAGCGGCCGTCGATGTAGACCGATGCCCGGATCAGTGCGGCCTGCTTTGCCACGTCATCACCAGCCCAGGCGGTGTTCGCGCGCGCAGCATGATAGGCATCGGCGGCTGCGACGGTTCCGTAAAAGTCTGGCATCGGGATATCTCGAATAGGTGGAGCGTCATGCGCTCCGGTTTTGCGGGGTTTTGCGGGGTGTTACGCCTTGGCAGCGGCCAGGGCGGCTTGCAGGGCTTCCAGGTTCGCCTCTTTGTCGAATTCGACATTCAGCGCAGTCAGCTCATCGATGACCTTCTGCTTTTCAGCTTGGTCGGCCTCGGCCTCTTCGAGCTTCTTGCGTAGGGTTTCGGTCCTGCTGTTGCTGGCAGCATCGATGCCCAGCGCCTTCAGCTTGGCGAAGAGCTCGGTGCGCTCATCGCCATCGCCAGCAGGTGCCTTGCCTTCCACGCTCAGGAATGAAAGGCGAGAAGCCCCTTTGTGCCCTTCTGGCGTCAGTTCGACGTCCTTGGTCTCGCCCGGCAGGATGAACACGACGCCAAGAGCGGTGTGAACGCCCTGCAACGCCTTGGAGTTGTTGGTCACTTTCATGGCGACCTCCTATCAGGCTACTGGCGGGGTGATTTCGTCGAGGTACGCAACGGCGCCCGGCAGACGAATCTCGGTACCACCGGTGCGGGCGATGATCCCGGTTTCGAAGCCCATGATGGACTTCTGGCGCGGCGCCAGAACGCGACGTGGCATTGGCAGGTGGAAGCGCAGCACCTCCGGATCCTTGCGGTAAGCCACGGCGCGACCACCGCCGTCCTGCGAGGCGTTTCGCGCCTCACGAATCGGCATGATGTCCAGGGCTTGACCAGTCTCTGCGGTGTAGATGTTGTTGCGGCGCAGGTACTCAAGCAAGGTAATCATGCCGTCCCCGGCACCCAGGCGCTTGGTAGCAGCCAGGCGGAAAGCGTTAGGCGGCAGGCGCAGCGTGTCGGCCCATTCCACTTCCTCGGTGTTGGTGCGGACGCTGGAAAGCAGGCCGTTCACATCATCCAGGATCTGGTCAGCGGTCTTGGTCGACCAGAAGGTCGAACTTCCGGTGCCGGTGGCGGCGGCATCCACCCGGGAAACGCTGGTGTTGTTGAGAAAGCCCTGCCAGTTCTTCTCGGTCGAGCCAACCATGGCGATGGTGTTCAGCAAACGCTCAACCTTGTCCGCAGCGCTCATGGCCTTGGTGTCGTTGAGGTTGATGCCGTACATGGCGGCCTGATTCACTTCTTCCAGGTTCCACTCCCAGCCGGAGCCGATCATGGCGAAGTCGTGCGAAGCTTGATCGCGGGTTGCCTGGTTGAACGGCATGTCGGTACCGGCGCCGCTGAGGAACTTGGCCTCGCCGGCGGTATCGACGGTGAAGAACGTGGTGCCGATTGCCCATGGAGCACCCTCAGTGACCACCGGCACGTGCGCGCCGTAGTTGAAGGTTGGGTAACGGCGCTGGTAGACGCGAGTCTCGATGTTCCGGCCCTGGGCCAGGACAAACGGGAACGCGGCCTGTGCGTCTGCGAATTGAGTCATTTTGTCGAGTCCTCAGCCTTAAACGGCGTCAACGATCGGGCGAAGGCCCATGGAAATTTCGACGATGTCGCCATCCACACCGGTGGTGTCGAACACCACTTCAGGCAGGGGGCCGACCACGCCAGCGCCGGCGGCACCGACATAGCGATTGGTCGTCGGGTTGTAATACACGGCACCGCCGTCAGCGACTGCGCCACCAGCCTGGACCTTCATCGGGCCCATGGTCATGAATGCGCCGGTGAAGTACTGCGGATAGCCGTCCACCAGGGTCGAGCCGGTGGCAACTGGCGGCACAGCAGGGTTCAGCACGGCAAAGCCGATGAACACACCAGCCGAGTACGGGACAACCCCATGATCAGAGGCGCCGCGCTGCACGGGCGCGCCGAAGCGAATGCCCTCGGCGTTCTCCACCGTGCGGGAGATCTTGTTGCACTTCTCCTCGCTGGCGATCTGGCCGACCAAGCCCTTGGCCGGAGCGTTGGTGTACGTAGTTTGGTAAGTAGCCATTGCTGTGCTCCTTATGCCTTCGGCAGGTGGGCGGTTTGCATGTCTGCAATCATCTGCAGGCGCGCTTTTTCCGATTCATCGCCGACGGTCTTGCCGTCCTGCTGAATCATGTGTTTGCGGAACGGGTCGCCGGCTGGGTCTTTCGCGGCATCTTCGACCAAGATCTCGAAGCGGGCGTCGATGTAGGCATCGGCCTTGCCAGCCACCGCAGCGTCACCCAACTTGGCGATGACCACGGCCTTGCGGATCTCGGAATCGCTCTTGCCGGTGTAATCGGCATCGGCGATGGATTTGGCCTTGGTGATCAGGTCAGCACGGTCTTTCACGCGCTTGTCGATGTCGGCATCGCTGAGCTGCTTGGCCTTGAGGGCATCGATCTCGGCGTCTTTCTTCGCCAGTTCGCCATCCTTCAGCGCCAACGCAGCGGTGTGCGCGTCGGTCAGGGATTTGATGTTTACCCCGGCATCGGCCAGCTGCTTGGTCAGCTTGTCGATCGCCTGGGCGCCTTGGTCGGTCGTCTGGACGGACAGGCCATCAACGATGACCGTACGCAGTGAATCAGCCATGTCATGGCCTCCTTTGGGGGTGTTTGGTTGGTTGTCACCGATGCGAAGCTGCTCGCCACCCCGAGCACGATGCTCGAGGCTGAGGTGATTCATTTTCATGGGGCCCAGATAGCAGTCATACGGCTCGCCATCCGGAGACACGCCGTCCTGGAACACGACTTCGGCGCCGTAGCCCATGGACAACTCACGCTTGCCGGCCTCGTAGTCCTCGATTGCCTTGGCATCCATCAGCACCAGGGGCACCTTGACGAACTGCCCGTCGCGGACAACTTCACCGCCGGTCTGGCCGATGGCGACGTCCTTCCAGTTCTTGGAGTTGACGCCATCGCCGCCCGGGTGGCCGTTGGTCATGGGCCGGTATGCGTAGGAGTGCATCGCGTCCTTGTGGAACACGGCGCTTTCCGGCCGGTACACACGCACGATTGGCTTGTCGCGCAGGCCGTGCTCGTTGTCAGGGTCGATTTCGGTACCCAGGTAATCCTGAATGCCGGTGCGCGCTACCCGTGCTTCAGCCACCAGGTAGCCGTCCTCGGTGCGCCGTACGCCCGTGATAGACACGGAGTCGGTGAAGATCATGGGGTTACCTCTGCGTCGGGTTTGGGATCATCGGTGGCAGCCGGCAGGTCATCACCTTCCTCATCGTCTGGCAGCTCGTTACCGAACTTCTCGATAGCAGCCTCCAGGCCAGGCATGACGCTCAGCTCCACCAGCAGGTTCACCGCAGTGGCAGACAGGGCCTCTTCAGGAAACAAGCCGGATTCCTTCAGCGCCTTGATGGTGTCCGCAGTGGTCTTTCCGATGTCCGCCCGCTCTTTCGCCGTGGCCTGCCACAGTGGCGCCCAGACGTAGTGAATCTCCTTGGGCCGGCTGCCCAGGGCGGACCGGATCAGGCACTCGTCCAGCAGGCTCATGGCCGGCTTGATCTCCAGCTTCTGGCGGGAGGCGACGTTGTCGTAGTAGTTGCGGGTGTTCTCTTCGCCGTTGGCGTTCAGGCCGCCCGAAGACTGGCCGAACATGCGCGTGCCTGGGATATCGAAAGCCCCCGCCACGCCCTGTTCCGTCTTAGCGATCACCTCGGGCAACGTGCCGAAGCTGGCCGACTTCGAGGTGTGCGTCTCCAGGCCGTCGAGGATCAGCGTGCCGTTGATGCCTTTGGCGGTTGCAGCCAGGCGCAGGCGCTCCAGCAATTGCCGCTCATAGTTCTTGTCCTGCATGCTGGACATGAGGTTGGGGATGTTGATCACATCGATCTTGGCCTCATAGACCAGGCTCACTACGTTGGCGACTGTCTCGTCGTAGTGACGAACCGCGGGCATGGCAGCCAGCAGCACCGAGTCGCCCCAGCCGAAGCCGCAACCCAGCGCCAGTTCGGGGTCTGGATGCGGCGCTCCAATGAAGATGACCAGTCGGGACGGGTGAATCTCGACCTCGCTACCTGGAAGGCGGTAGGCCTTGGGCTTTCCGAAGCGTTCGCTCTGGGGATCCTGCTCAATCTCGGTGGGGCTCAGTTGGCGCCGGGTCATGACGGTCAGGTACTTGATCCCGCCCTTCCCCACGCGATCAGGCTTGAGCTCTGAGGCCGTGTCGCGCTCACCGGTGCCGATGAACACCGCAGCGCCACCAAACAGGCGGGCCTTCAATAGGGCCTCCAGAATCTTGCCCTTGACGTTCAGGCGATCCTCTTCGGCCTCTATCAGCTCGATCTGGGCTTTGTCAGCTTGCCAGTTGCGCCAGTTACGGCAGGCGTCCACCGCCGGGATGGACACGCCCTTCTGGGCCGTCCAGGAGCCCCGAAAGGCGTTCAGCAGCTGCTGGTCGTCCATTTCTGGAAGCGCATAGTGAGAGTGTGAAGCCTTGTCGCGCGCAGTACCCAGTCCTGCGACCAGGTTCTGCAGGCTGTCCTTCAGGTAGCTGAATGCGCTCATGAGTTGCTCACGTTTGCGAGTGTGTAGGAGTTTGCGAGGCCATACCGCTGGGCGATCATGTAGCCCATCGCGTCTACCATGTGGTCAAACCCGCCCTTCTTGTCTGGCTCCCCCTTCTGGTCGTACACCTGGCGCTCAAGGCACTGAGTGAGCTTCGGACATTGATCAACGTTGACCTTCATCCGGCGCTCTCCATAGGCATTCAGGAACATTGCATTGACGGCGTTAACTCGGTCCTTGACGCCGGGGTTGGATGGATCGACGTAGACCACGAAGCCGGCCGCCCTCAACAGGGAATGGTCTGATTCGCTTGAGCTCTTGCTGCTTGTGTTTTGGCCGCTGGCATCTGGGTAAATGGCGATGCTGTGGCCGGGGAAACGCTGCTTGATCTTCTCGATCATCTCGGGCGTATCACGCACCGTGTGGAACTCGTCCAGTGCAAGAGGTAGCCCATTACGGATCACGTAAACGACGGCGCTGCCTTTCATTACGTTAAAGTCCATGCCGATGTGCAGCGCTTCACCGGGCTTGATCCGCTCGGTGGTGCGGCACTCTTCGCGGTTGAACGTGTAGTAAACGACGCCTTGATAGTTCTCAAAGCTCGCCTCGTATTCCTGGCGGAATGTGCGAGGGTCCATCTTGCGGCGGGCAGCCTCGATCTCTTCCGGCGGGACGTTGCCGCCATCGAGCGAGGTATAGAGCCAGCTACGGTGATCAGGCTCATGCCCTGGCTTACCGTCCTGGAACGTGTCGTAGCAGTGGTTGAAGCCTTTTGGGGTGCCGATGCGCAGTGCATGGCCACCCTTGCGCAGGCCGATGCCAGGTATCGAGTATTGGCACGTGGACAGCATTGGCCTAAGGACTTCTTCCCACGCCTCCCATGGGCAGTCAGCCCATTCATCGACCAGGACAAAGAACAGACCGGAACCGCGAAGGTTGTCGTAGTTGTCGAGGCCCACCACGCGCATGACGTGGCCGGACTTTAGGGTGATCGAGCACTCCGTCTCGTTCGGGCGGTGCGCTCGCCATGCCTCTGGGATTGCCTGCTTCAGCCGCCGCCAGAACACACGCTTGGCTTGCTTGAACGTCGGGGCGCCATACCAGATCTCATCCTCGACGCTTACACCCCACTCCGCGGCCAGTCGGGCAGCGCGGCGCATTTCGGCCTTACCTAGGAACGTCTTGCCGAACCGCCGGCCACACACCGCATCACGGAAGCGGGCCTCGGGCTGGAACCCCCAGCAGTAAATGTTCGCCTGCTTTGGCGTCAGCTTTACCGGCTGATCAAAGGTACGGGGTAACGGGGACATTCTCATCGGGCTCCAGTGTGTACTCAGCAACTGCTTGCTGCTGGTCCGCTTGGGAGCCCAGAGGTTTCTCAGGTTCGAGACGGCGATTCACGTAAACGTCGCCCACTTCCTTGGCGGCCTGCTCCAGCAACTGAGCGGTCAGCGCCATGTTCTTCATGTTCTCGGCCTTCTCGGCCATGCGACCCAAGGCGCGAAGTCGATACGCTCGATTGGCAATCGGGATCTCTGCCGTCTCTTCGCGGAATCTCTTCCGGGTGTCGTGGAAAAGCGTCTGCCATTTGGCAGCCAGGTTCACCCCGGCACGCTTGGTTGGGTCGTGCTGCTCGACCTGCTGACGAGTGATGTCGAGGTCAAATTCCTGCTTCACCGCTTGTGAGACCTGGCTGGGGGTGTCGAAACACGCCAAAGCCTGAACGATGAAGGCTTTCACATCGTTTTTCAGGGCTGCCATAGATTGGATTCCGTCTCATGCCTGTCTCACATCAGGCCGACTTGAGCAGACAGGTTCCGCAGGCCCTCGCAATGTTCAATTTCCCCACCTCAGCAGGACTGTTTGCAGCGTCCACCAGCACCTGGACATCAGGGCTCGCACCGTACCGACGCACGACACCGACGAACTCTTCAACGTCGTGTCCGCGCATCTCAAGCTTGGGCAAGCCTTCCTGGGTGAACTTGGGTTGGCCGTATCCATCCCTCGCCTGGGCGATGTGGTACAGCTCATGCTCGACCAGGGCACAGAAGTCGGTATCGCTGCACTGGGCGCAGTAGTCAGCGGCTAGGGTGATGATGTAGGCCGGCACATCGCCGAACCAATCGCGCATCTGTTGTTCCATACGGGCCTTCTGCCAACCACCTGCGCGGAACGCTACCTGCTCAGCCTGGCCCAAGACTGAGCGGCCCTGCTTGTTGAAGCTCGACGACGCCCACATGATCCGGATGTCTGCATCCAGGAGGTGGGCATGGTCTGGGTTGTGGATGCTGCCGGTATCGGTAAGGATCTCGGCTTGGAGCCAGTTCCACACCTCTGGCGCGGGCGTAAGGCGAATACCGAAGTCGGACAACTCCGAAAGCTCAACCAGTGAAGCAGGAGGCATTGGCCTATTCATGCTCACTCCAGTGTCGCGACACAATTTGCTGATTCGCGAAACGTGTCGCGGATTACTCGTTCTGTTCTGGCTGGTCCGCGAGCTTCGGCTGCTTGATCACCCTGGACACTGCCACAGCGATACCGAGCACCATATTCACAATGGCGTAGACCAGAGGATCAACCGAGCCTTGGAAGGACGACCAGCCGGTAGCCGCGGCATTGAGCACCACGCCGACAACCGCCAACTGGACGCTGGTCATTCGCCAGGCCTTTCGCCATTCAGGGATTAATTTCATGGGTCGTCTTCGCTGCTGGCAGTTTTTCCAGGCTTTCGGCATAGCGCTTCCACTCTCGGGCACTTTTCAGGGCCTCGCGTAGGCGCTCTTCTTGGCCTGGCTGGCATTGTTCGCTGACATATCGATACACGGTTGTGCGGTGAACCTTCGGCGGCTCCTGGATCGCTTCCTTGTGCACACAGCCTGTGAGCAGAATGAGGACGATCAGTAAGCACTTCACTTGGGTCTACCCGTTTGGACGAGGGCCTTCAGGCTCTCCCCTACCTGGTCGATCTTGAATTCTTGGCGCTGGGTGCTCACCCGAAGGGAGTCGACGAGTTTGTCTGTCGACTCCCTGGATCGCTCCAAAGAGTCAACCCTCTGCCCTATCAGGGCTTGATTGGTCTGGTAGGCAGCGAGCTGCATCTGGAGAGATCCAAGCGAACCGACCACGTAGACGAACGCACCAATGGCACCGGCCGACAGAATCGTTTGCAGGATCGGGACAGCGACCTTGAATGTCGTGCTGTCTGCAATGCGCGAGACTTCAGTCATGGGCGGTACCGTGAATAAAAGGGCCGGCGTGAGCGGCCAAACGCTGGGGAGCAGCGGCGAATAGGTCAGCTCCAGCAGCACTCCCAGCTCGGGGCAATGGTCGTGGTGGAGCCGAAAACGAAAAGGCCCCGATCAATGTCGAGGCCCTGAATAGGTGCGCTCGTCTTTCCGAGCTGTCTGCCAAAGACCTTCGCGGCGTCGACGCCCCTATGCATCGATCTCGCCGCGCAGGTCTCGCGCCACCCTGCTTCAGATGGTTGTTCAGGGTGCGCGGGCTGCCGGTGTTGTTTCCGTACGTCGCACTACCGGCTATCGACGTCCAGGCCTTCCCGAAGGCTGTCCTGGCTACGGGTGAAACTGGTGTATCCGGGAAAACTTCCACTTTGGTAGCGGCTTTCCTCGGAGACACAAAAAGCCCGGCGCATGTGTCCGGGCTTTTCTGGTGCTTCCAGGCGCATTTAGCAGCGCGAAAGGCCTGCACCGACGCCAACGCCTTCAGGTGCCGTCTTGGCCGTGGCCATTACGAAGTGGTTGCTGGAGGCCCGCAGATTGGATGCCAAGCTTTCGTCAGCGGCCTGGCTACCCGTTCGCCACATGGCGAGGGTCAGTTCCAGGCGCTTCACGCCAACACTCGGCAGCTCGGCCACCATCACGGCGGAACGGTAGGCGTAGGCGACGGGTTCGGCGAATGCCGACACGGACAAGCAGGATAGGCAGGCGGCGAGCGCCAAGCCCAGGTAAGCGGACATTCGCTTCATCATTCGGCATTCCTTTCGGTGGGTTTCTTTGGGCAATAAAAAACCCGGCGCAGTGGCCGGGTTCTTGTTAGTCAGTCCTACACACGCAGGAATGACAGGATGGGTGAATAATGCGACATGGCGACATGACATTGCAAGCCCTTTTGAGGGACTATTTCATGCCGCCTCGTTTTCCAGTACTCCAGCCGCTTCAAGCATGCGCTGGGCGTCCATCAGCGCCTCGTTCACGATGCCCTCCAATGCATCCTTGATCGACTTGTTCCACCGTTGGTAGGTGCGCTCTGTCAGGCCCTGGCT